ACGCCCGACCTCGACGCGCACACCGGGTGTGAGTTGGCCGATCTGGTCATCTACGCCACAGCTCTGTGGGGCCGCGGCTCGGAGATCCAGATGGAGTGGTTGTCGAGGATCCTTGAGCTCTTCGACACCGCGCCGCCCGGCATCATGTCGAGCGCGCTGCTGATGACCCGCGCCGAGATCTGTCTGCGCAAGACCACGCAAGGTGAAGCATGATCCGCGAAGAACTCCTGGAACGTCACAAGTGCGCTGCCGTGCTGGACGGCGGGCACGTTCGCTTGATCGATCTCATGGGCGACGACGAGCGCATCGAGAGCGTGGCTCGCGTGTCCTTCGACGGGCGCGGCCAGTCCGACCGTCGTCGGCTTCTGCGCTACCTTATGCGTCACCGGCACACCTCGCCGTTTGAGCACGCCCAGATCACGCTCGACATCCGCGCCCCGATCTTCGTGGCTCGGCAGATCATGCGTCACCGCATGCAGTCGATCAACGAGGTGTCCGCGAGGTACACGGAGCTCCCCGGCGACGTTTACCGGCCCACGCCCGACCAGGTGTGCGAGCAGTCGAGCGACAACAAGCAGGGGCGCGGGAAGCCCCTCGACGCCGCGACCGCTACGGCGTGGCTGGAGGCAGACAGTCAGGCCAGCTCCAGTTGCCGCGACCTGTACCGGTGGGCGATTGACGCGGGCGTGTCCCGCGAGTTGGCGCGCATCTCGCTGCCGGTGGCGACGTACACGCGGTGGGTGTCTACCTGGGACGCCCACAACCTCCTGCATTTCCTGGCGTTGCGCCTCGACAAGCACGCGCAATGGGAGGTCCGTCAATACGCGCAGATCATCGCGTCCATCGTCGCGGACTGGCTCCCGCTGACTTGGGAAGCGTTCGTGGACTACCGGATCGGCGCGTTGACGTTGAGCCGGATCGAGGCGGAGGCGTTGCAGGCCATTCTTGGATCTGAGGGCTGCGCCCGCCTGCTGCGCGAGATGAGCGCGCTCGGCGCGTCGAACCGCGAGGTGGTCGAGATGCGCGAGCGGCTCGGAGGTGGCCAATGACCGGGTCGGCAGAGCGCCGGATGGGTCGGCTCGATGAGCGGGACATCATCGTCAACTGGCTGCGGGACCAAGCCGACATGGAGGAGCTCAGGGCGCACGCCGCGGCTGCGAGCCTGACCTCGTACAGCACCGCTGAGTTCAACCGGGCGTACCTCGTCGCAGCTACGCTCAACGACATCGCGGAGCGCATCGCTTCGCTGGAGCACATCACCGGTCGCGAGGAGGACGAATGAGCAACCGACGCATCGACGCGCAGCGCGCCCGCGAACTGCTCGCAGCCGCGACCCCAGGCCCCTGGGGCCAGGATGACACTTGCGGGCACTTTGAGGTTCACATCTACGCCCCCAAGGGGGAGCCGAGACTGAGCATGGACTACTGGGAGAGTCTCGTCATCGTCCACGGAAACGAGGACCAGCCGAGGATCGGCTACCAAGTCGCATGGGGTAACGCTGACCTCATCTGCAACGCGCATGACCTCGCGCAGACCGTGGTGGACCTGCACGCTGAGGTGGAGCGCGCCGCCTCCGCCGAGCGTGGCCGCATCGTGGCGTGGCTCCGTGCCTGGGCCGACGCATACGAGCCGAAATACTCCGTCTATCCTGACGATTGCCGCGATCTTGCCGACCGCATCGAGCGCGGAGAGGTGAAGCCGTGACCATCCAACACGAAGCCCTCGCCCGCCGCGCCGTCATTTGTCCGCGCTGGCGGTGGATGCCGGGGATGCTGCGGCTGCGCGACGCTCCCGGAAAGGCAGACCACGGCAAGCGCGAGGGGCGCGTCGAGGCTCGCGACGATTGGTCCTACGCCGAGTGGCCGTGTCTGCCCGACCTCACCGACCCCGCCACGCTGGGCTGCTTGCTCGCCCTGGTGCGGGAGTCCTGGGGTCAGACCTCCTACACGATGTACTACTACAGCCGGTGGATGTCGTGCGGACGGTGGACGTTGTGCGCGGACCGCGACCAGGAGGTCGATCCGGGTGACGATGTGACCGAGGCTGGTGCGCTGGTCTGCGCCCTGGAGGCCGCGCCATGAAGCGCCACTACACCTACGGCGAGGAGCGAGGCATCGGCACGCTGCTCTACGGTGACGCACGCATCTGGGTGGGCGGCACCTACCGCACCGCGTGTGGGCTGTGGCTCCAGCTCGATGCGTGCGCCGATGACCCGGCTGGCGTCACCTGTGCGTCTTGCTCGCGCAGCCTGGAGCGCGATGCGCCTGACCTGACGGTGCGCTGCATCCACCCGTGGGACGCGCACGCTGGCCTGCACGACTGGCACCAGGAGGTGGCGTCATGACGCCCGAAGACTACGGCAACGCGGAGGGCGAGTTGTGGCTCCCCACGCCATGCGGGCACATCCAGGCCGCGGACATGCGGATCAACGCCTGCCCCTACTGCGGCGCGAGCATCAAACGAAGCCGGGCCGAGGAGGTCGGGCACAACCTTTGGCTGGCTTGGGCCAAGCGTGAAGGACTGGTGGTGAACCATGATCGAGACTGACCGCGAGCGGCTGCGCACCGCAGTCCGCGACCTGCCGGGGCAGAGCACGCGAGAGCTTGCCGAGGCGCTCGGCATGAGCAAGCGCAACGCGCTCACCGACCTGTCGCGCCTCGAGCGCGAGGGACTGGTTGAGCGGTGGTGGGACGGCAGGTCCACGCGATGGTTCCCGCCATGAGCGCCTACTACAACGAGATCGACCCTTTCGCCGCGGCTTGGCTGCGCGAGCTCATCAAGCATGGCCACATCGCACCGGGCGAGGTGGACGAGAGGAGCATCACCGATGTCCGACCAGCTGACCTTGTGGGGTTCACCCAGGTCCACCTATTTGCCGGCATTGGAGGCTGGAGTCTCGCCGCCCGCCTTGCCGGATGGCCCGACGACCGTCCCCTCTGGACCGGCTCGGCCCCCTGTCAGCCCTTCTCTGGCGCAGGACGCCGCGGCGGCACCGACGACGAGCGCCACCTCTGGCCCGTCATGCGCGACTTGGTCGCCGTCTGCCGACCTCCAGTCGTCGTTGGAGAGCAGGTTGCGAGCGGCCTTGGCCTCGACTGGTTGTCCGATGTACGTTCTGACCTGGAAGCCGAGGGCTACGCGGTCGGGGCCGCCGATCTGTGCGCTGCGGGGGTCGGTGCGCCGCACATCCGACAGAGACTCTACTGGGGTGGAGTCAGGCTGGCCGACACCGGCGGCGAACGAGTTCGAGACAGCCGATGTGGATCGGATGCTCGAGCGACGGGAGGAGTGCCGAGCCAAGGGGTACAACGGGAACGGGTTCGGCATGACGCTGGGCATGACGACCATGGCAGTCCTGCACGGCTGGGCGACACCAGCGGCACGCGACTACCGGTTCCCCAACCTGCGACCCTGGGCGGAGAGGGGTGGCGGGACGCGAGGGGAGCAGCTCAACAACCAAGCGGCGCACCTCGCGGGCTGGACGACGGAGGATGGACCGGCGCGGCTCACCGTGGATGGGCAGATGCTGACTGGCTCTTCTGCCGGGATGGCAAGTGGAGGCCAGTTGAACCCGCAACATTCCCGCTGGCTCATGGGGTACCCAGCCGCGTGGGAAGACTGCGCGGCTACGGCAACTCCATCGTCCCGCAAGTCGCGGCGACGTTCCTCCGAGCCCTCGTAGGTGACCCATGAAGCCGACCCGACCCGATGACCCTACCCGCTGCTGGTGGTGCGGCTGGCCCGACGCCGACATCCAGCTCGGCGGCGATCCGCTCCACGGGCAGACCGAGAAGCAGCGCGCAGCACACCAGGGGCGCATCCTGCTGGTGTGCGACGAGGAGTGCTCCGACCGCGTCGAGGTCTTCGTCCAGCTTGAGGAGATCGACGGGCGCTAGGCGTCACCACGCGCCCTGGGGGGCCCCTAGCGCATCGCGGAGTCGATCTCCGCGTCTATCTCATCGGCTAGGCGCACCAGCTCCTCACAGCGGCAGCTAGACGCCTCTGCGCGCAGTCGCGCCACATCACGCGCCATGTGGAGCAGGCCGAGCCGCATGCGGTCTGCTTGCAGCTGCGCCGCATCCCGCTCGACACGGTACTGAGCGGCGCGTGCGCCCGCGGCCACACGCTCGACCAGCAGCGTCACGCATGTCGAGAGACCCGCCACCAGGGCGGGGAGCATCTCGAGCATGGCTCACTTCGCAGGGTGTGAGTCGTCCTGACGGGTTTGCAGCCGCACGATGTCCACGCGCATGGCCTGCACCTCGTCGGACAGGTTGGAGACCCGCGCATCCACCTCTGAGATCTGGCCGACCAAGCCGCCGTCCGCGCCGCCGTCGATCTTCTCCTCGATGGAGTCGAGCCGGGCCTGGAGGACCGACCAGAAGATGTACAGGCCCGTGGCGATAGACGGCGTCGAGCGCAGCGCCTCTGCCAAGATCGCCTGCGGCAGGGTGGTCGGCGTCACCGGCGCGGGAGGCTGCTGCTCGGGAGGGGTAGGGGTGGTCATGTCACGCTCCGGTAGATGCGCGCTGCGTCGGTTGGATCCCAGCTAGCCTGCCACATGGTCTTGGCGGCGTAGTCGAACTTCTGGCCTTTGTCGCCCAAGATGGCGACATGAAGCCATTGGCCAGAGCCCTCGCCCATCGGCTCGTCCACGGACTCCTCGTCGCCGTGCAGCGACTCCGCGATCACCTGACGGAGCGCGTGCGGGAATAGACCGGCGTTGTGCAGGCGGCGCACCAGGCGCAGCAGGTACAACGGCGACAGACCATCGGCCTGGATGTCCGCGGCTTGGCCCTGACCGTGCTGGAGCGGGTCGCCGTGCCGGTAGCCAGAGGTCACGCGCAGCGGCTTGCCCACCGTGGCACGGATGACCTCGAGGCACTCCGCGAGGCGCGTGAGGTTCTGCCGAGCCAGGGGAGGCAGCTTGTCGAGGTCGGCACCGGCGACTCCCTTGCGGATCGTCAGCTCGTTCCAGGAAAAGTGAGCCGTGGGTCCGGTCATGCTGCACCTGAGTCAATCAGATCACGGAGAGCTCGCGCCTGAGCGCGCAGGCGAGCGAGGCGGATCGTCGTCGCCCGGTAGCGCGGCCCGTCCTTGGGCAGGAACGGCAGGCGCGCCTCCAGCGCGGCGATGCGACCGATCACCTCGACCAGCTGCTTCGACGGCGAGCGCGGCACGGCACAGTCCGCGACGACCTCGACCAGGGCAGCGACCCCGGCAAGGATGGCGGGGATCATGCGGCCAACCACCGGCGCGAGATCGTGATCACGGCGGAGATGCCGCCGCCGATCTGACGCGCCTCGACGCCCTGCACCTTGGGCACATGCACCAGGGAGTTCATGATGCCGAGCCGCAGGGTGTCCGCGTGCTGGTCCGTCCAGCCAGGGCCGAGCGCGACCATGTCCGCGGCGAGGTCGAGCAGCTCAGAGCCGACCGCCATCGTCCACGCAGCACGGGCGTCCTTGACGAGGACGCTGCCGCTGCGGAGCGCACCGGACGCCGCGCCGAGCACGGACTGCACGGTCGAGCCGTTCACGGCTGGCCCATGTCGGGGATCAACAGGCCCGCGAGGTCGTCGGCGTCGGAGATGCTGCGACCCAGGAGGTGGCGCAGGTTGTCCACATCGAGAGAGACATCGGACAGCGGCGCGGCCAGGATGAGGTCACGCAGCACCACAACGTGGGCGTGAAGCTGCACCATCTTCTCAACGAGCGACTCTTGGTCAGGCGTCATGTGGCCTCCTGTCGGCCCCTACCGCGCACGCCCGCGCCTAGCAACGCTCAGGCAGGCGACCACGGCAGAGACCCGGTCGAGAGCGGAGCGTACCACGCACGGAAGCGCACCGCGTGGGGTCCGTTGTTCGCCGTGGAGGCGCAGCTCGCGAACAAGCAGATGCGCTGCGCGCCGGTGTGCGAGGACAGGGCGAGAGTCTCGGTGCCGTTGACCACGTTCCCGGCTTGGTCCTGCCCACCGGCAAACGACACGATGTGCTGGGTCGGCGTCACGATGGAGTAGCCAGCCAGGCGCGAGCCGGGGACGCTGCTTTGGCTGTTCGCGGATGCCAGCGTGGCGGCGATCAGCGTGTAGTCTGCCGCGGCGGCGGGGGTCGAGATCCCGATGAGCAGGCCAGATCCACCCGCGGTGGGGTCGCCGTCGTTGTCCACGACGCCCATGCCGACGAGCTCGCTCGCGGCACTACCTGCCCAGCCGGTGGGGTCGCGCTGGAGCAAGAACAGCAGCACCCTGGTCGTGCCGAGCGTCGAGGTGTCGAACGGCAGACCCGACGAGTCGAGGATCGGCCAGGACAGCCACGCGGAAACATCGGGCGCGCCCCCGATGGGCGACGGGTTCTCCAGGTCGAGCGTGATCCAGCCTTCCGCGTCCTGGGAAGCGGACGACACGCGCACCGGCGAGGTGTTGTCCTGCCACACGCCGCCCTGCTGCGACGAGCCGAGCCGCAGCATGCGCCACGGGATCGGCGGGGTCGCCGCGGCACCGCCAAGGATCGGGCCGATCATGTCGTGGACTCAAGCGAGCAGGGCGTGAGGTCCACGCGGGCGAGGTAGGTCACGGAGCCGTCGCCAGCCACGCCAGCTACGTCGAGCAGCACGGCGGCGACACGGAGCAGACCGGAGCAGTCCATCCGCATGGCCATGCCGCCGGTGCCGACAGCGTACCGGGCGAGGCCCGTCGCCGTCGAAGCGGCGATCTCGCGCCAAGTGGTGCTGCGGATGCCCGCGTCGTAGACCGCCCCGCCAGACGGGTTGTGCGACGGGTGCGCGTACAGGCGCATCTCGGCGCTCTCGGCGTCGGCGTACAGCTCGAGGACAGCCGTGCCGGTGGCCGCGGCGTTGAACGAGTAGGTGGACGGGTCCACGGCGTAGTACGCGGTGTTGGCCTTGCCACGGATTCGCAGGACCGGCGTGGCCGACGAGTCATAGCCGGTCCAGGAGTCGGCCTGGACGATGGCCGACACGGTCACATCGGCGTTGATCGCAGCCGCCCACGCCGTGATGAGCGCAGCTCGGGTGGCGAACGGACCCGCGCCAGCGGACACGTTGTTGCCGTCGATGCTGACCCCGTAGCTGGCCGAGCCGTCGAACGTGGCGACGTTGACGTAGCAGGTGCGCCGGAATGGGTCGATGCGGAGCGCGGGCAGCACGAACAGCGCCATGCGACCGGAGATCGGCACGCCGCTGGTGTCGGTCAGCGGGGAGGTGACATCGCTGGCGTCGTAGCCCCCGATGGCGGAGGGACTGCGCCCTGCCGCAAGGTTGGTGACGACGTAGCTGAGACTGACCAGATCGCCTGCCATGTTCACTCCACCGCGAACTTGCGGATCTTAAGGCGCACCGCTCCGACATCAGCAGTCGAACTAGATACGGCGAGAGCAGCGTGATAGATCCTGGCAAAGTACCGATTTGTCGAGGTGTTAACGTCCAGGGGGACGCCGCTCCGGTTGTCGGTCGGGGTTGCGGAGTCGATCTGATAGATCACGGTCTCAGCACCCGTGGATTTAACCACGCTGACGATCTCGACCTTCGTTGTTGTCGAGCCCGTGACCGTTCCGGTGAGCTCAACGAACTGATACCGAACCGTCGAGAGCGCATCCGCGGTCGGGTTCTCCAGGAGCCACGGGGACAGCGACTGCCGAACTTCCGCGTTTCGAGCGGTAGAACCGCCGGTGATATGGTACAGATACCCTTCGCCCGTGCCCGTCACCCGGTACAGGATGTCGGCGGAGGTCGAGGGCTGGACGACTGCCCAGGAGCCCAGATCACCGGAGATGTCTGCATAGACATCGAGGCCGGTCGAGGCAACGCGGTAGGACAGACGGACGCCCGACGACGCCTCTGCGCGGGCGAGGATCCCGTCTTGCGCGTCGATGGTGTCGTATGCGATCACACCGGAGGACGAGACCGTCAGTCGGAGCGTGCCTGAGGACGACCGCAACGCGATGGTGTCGGAGTAGATCCCGAACGAACCACCGGATCCATCGATCCGCGAGAGGGTCAACTGCCCGGTGTACAGGTAGGTCGTCCACTCACCAAAGTGGTAGAGCAGATCGTTGATGTGGGCCGCGGCGGGCCTCTCACCCTGAGCCCAGCCGATCTGCTGGAGCGCGACGGGCGGAGTCGTCCGCAGAGCAGCGGGATCATATGCCCAGCGGACTGGCGCGGACGCGGGAGGTGCCATGTTGCTATACCCCTGTCGCTTGGACTAGCGCGGAAAGCGACCCGTCGTCAAGACCAGAGCCGGCCCCCGAAGCGCCAAGCTCTAGGCCGGTTTCAAGACTGAGGACGCCATAGACCTCGACGCCAGCGGCAACAGAGTCTCGGAGGATGATCCCGGCTCGGGCGAGCCAGACCGCGTCTGGCAGCTCATCCACGACAGCGAAGCACGCAAGACACGGGCTCCCAGAGATGAGCAGGCGGCGCACGCTCCAGATGGTCGGGTTGTCCGCGAGCGCACGCCAGGTCGCGGTGATGCCCGCGAGAGCGCCTCCCGCCTGCATGGCCGACACCCGGCCAAGGATGATGCGCCGGTACCACGGGTCGGTGAACCCGTTGCGCGGCTCACCCACACGCTCACCGGCTTGGTTCAACTGGAAGCCGGTCGCAAAGTTGGGGTCGAGGGCGACCGTGAGCCCGCCCAGGATGGTGCTGATCTGCGTCAGCGGGTCGAGCGCGCCGCCGAGCGTGGCGTCCGTCACCGGGCCGCGCACCGAGCCAGGGACGATGGCGAGGCCATCGACGCGAGCATCGCGGATCGGGTAGACGCCGTCGAGCATCACGACACCACGACCGAGCCAGACAGCACGATGAGCTCCGTGCTGGTCGGCACGATGTCGGCGGTGCCGCCGTCGAGCAGGACCGACGCGCCGAGCACGCCGTTGATGGGCGCGACTGCGGCGAGCACCTGGAGCACGCGGAGCGCGTCACCGCGGCCCAGGCCAGCGATGAGCGCGATGACGGCGTCGGTCACGACGGGTGCGACCGTCGAGAGCGAAACACCGGACGCCAGGATGACGGTCACCGCGACGGTCACGGGAAGGTCGTTGCCCGCCGACCAGTAGATGGTGTCGGTGACGCCCGACACGGTCACGGTCTCGGAGTCGCTGCCCGCGGTCGCCAAGCCACCGGCAAGGGTGGTCAGGATCGCCTCCGCGAGCCCAACGCGCTGGTCGTTGCCCACCGGCGTCGGCACGACGTACACGGCCACAACGCCCGGCGAGGGACGGATAACGTCTGCCGCCTGCACCCAGCTCAGGCCGAGCAGCACGGTGCGCAGCCCCGGCAACGACGACGCCGCGCCCAGGGACAGCGCCTGACGCAGCCGCACGCGGTACTGGGAGTCGGTCTCGCGGGGCCTGCCGATCTCGTAGGGGTCGCCGTCGCCCGCATCGTAGGTGCAGTTGGTGAGCCCGACCGAAGGGGTGACGACCTGGAGCGTCTGAGGCCCAGCATCCATCTCGACCGAGCCAGAGTCCACAGCCTCGACGGCGATCTCGGTCGCAGCGGTCGCACCGGTGACCGCGGACACGGTCTGCCATTGCTGACGGTCGGTGTCGCGCAGGATGGTGCCCGCCGGGATGTTGATCGTGGCGAAGCCCGCGGCCAGCGTCGGGTAGACGATGTACCTTGAGTACGTCGCCGCCCGGCGCGGGATGCCGCGGAACGCGCCGATCCGGTCGAGGTTGGCACCAGCTGCGGTCTCGGGGCTGAGAGCGTCGAGCAGCACGGCAGCGTCTGCCTCGATGCGGGACGCCTCGACGCCGAACGCGATGGTGGCAGCGCCCTCCCAGGTGCCGGGAGCGTAGGACAGCGGCTGACCCGCGGCGCTATCCCAGATCGCACGCAGCTCGGCAATGCGACCACCCGCGGTCGTTGGAGTCCAGCCTGTTGCGGAGAGCGGCATCAGGTCACCAGGGGGCCAGGAGAGGTCCGTCCGGTCACGCTGAACAGGGCGGGCGCACCCGTCTTGAGCAGCGGCGAGTAGGACACGGTGACGGTAGCCGATTCACCGTCTGCGCGCACGATCAGTCTCGCGACCACGTTGACCACTTGGTTGGCGGAGGTCGCCTCGACGGAGACCACCGACTGAACGTCTGGATCGGCCTCAAGCTGCACCCGCATGAGGCTCGCCACGATGGCAGGCGTGGCCTGCGTCGGAGACTCGATCCACCGGTTGTGAGGCAACCCGAACGTGGCATCATCCGGCCAGGTGCCGAACACGGTCGAGAGGCGCACGCCCATGCGCTGCACGACCAGCTCGATGCCGGAAAGATACCGCGCCGGGAGCGCGAGGTCGCCGCTTGGTGCCAGGGCTACTGCGCTCATTGGGTGTCCACCTTGATCCGAGCGGTCTGGATGTCTGCTGCCGTCGTCGGCGTCGGGAACGGAATCACCGCAGGAGGTCCAGCGGTCGCGCCAGATACCGGCAGGACGAGCGAGTTGAGCACGCCCTCAATCGCTGCAAGCTTCGCCGCAGTCTCGGTCGCCAGCGAAAGCGCACGCGCAGCGGTCGCCTCACCGACGAGCAAAGCCTGCCCTGCCGGCAGAAGCACCACCGGCGCGGTCGTGCTCGAGGCCGACGACGGCAACGGGTCGCGGGCAGACCACGCGAGCGGCAGCACCTCCGCGTCCGACAAGTCCCACCGGCGCTGCGAGGCGGGCTGCGTCGGCACGACAGCGCCGTCGTCCACCTCGTCGTGGCTGCGGTCACGGATGAGCAGCGGCACGATGGCCCCGACCGGGAGCGGCCAAGTGATCGCCACGCCTGAGCCGTCGCCGGGCCACCGGACGGGCACGCCGGGGATCTCCAGCTCGTCGGCGTAGACCAGCCCGTCCACGATGCGCACCAGTTCGCGCACGCAGGGGCGCACCCGCGCCGTCGTCGTACTGGAGTCGTAGCTCACGATCTCGGCGTCCACGCACACGCGCACACGCCCCGTGGACGCCTGAGCGCCCTCGCGGATGGCGTCGGCCAGCCTCGCCCGGTAGGTCGTGTCGGTCGGTTGAATCACCGTCATCGGATGCGTGTCCCCACGACGCGAGTATAGAACGGCCCGTCCCAAGAGTCGAACTCATGCTCGACATCATGGGCGACGTAGTCGCCCGCCAGGTCTGCCGCCTCGACGCGGTAGCCGTCACCGGGCCGGATGGACGGCGCGAGCAGCGACTGCACCTCGACGCGACCTTCATCGGCCCGGCGCGGCGATCCGACCATGCCAGAGGTGGGCGAGAAGATCAGCGACGAGGCGCGCCTCCGCTGCCCGACCGGGAACATGGACACGATGCCGTCTTGGATGACGAGCGTAGAACCTGAGTCCTTCGCAACTCGCGCAAGCACATCCGCGACGACGCCCGACGCGACGAAGCCGCGGACATACTGCACCTCGCTGCCGAACTCGATGGATCCACGGGACAGGCCCGCCGCGTCAATCGCCCAGGACGCGATCTCCGACGAGGTGGCTTGATCCCACGCCCTCGACACCGCTGCAGCTCGCACGACGACGCGACTGTCCACGACCTCCATCGACGCCGTGCTCTCACCGGACTGGCGCACGATCTGGAGCGTGCCGGGACGCACGCTGCCCGCGAGGACGACGGCAAGCTGGTCCCCGTAGCCCGCGAGCACGCGCACCACCGCGTTGGGCGTCTGGAGGTCACGCAGCGACTGCTCCGCCGCGCCGAACACCGTCAGCTGCGAGGCGTCGGGGGTCTCGGTCACCGAACGCTTCGTCCTGCCGACGACGCGCAGCCCGGCCAGCGTGCGAGACTCAGGAGCGCCTCGCCGCTGGATCTGCAGCTCGACGCGCCGACCGAACAGCGTCGTCACAGGTTCTCCCCAGGCTCAAGGTAGATCAGCTGCACATCCTGGCCCAACTGCTCTCGCCGGTACGGGTCAGGCCCAATCGCAACCAGGGAGCCGGACGGCAGCAGCGGGTTCTGCTCCTGCTGCCAGACGTAGCCTCCAGGCGAGATGCGCATGCCCGACACGATGGGAACACCGGCGGAGGTGAGCACATCGACGTACCAAGCACCCGGCCCTTCCGCCCACCGGGTGGCCAACTGCACCTCGATGCCGCCGAGAGCAACGCTCTGCCGACGACGATAGCCACCGCTGGGCATGTTGAGGACGAGCATGTCGAGCTCTCAGAAGGGGTTGATGGCTTGCAGCCCAGAAGTGAGGGACTCTTTGAGGTTCCAGAGCAGACCCTCTCTTGGCTCCTGCACACCGTCCTGAGCCTCGGCGTCGAGGTCTCCCCTGACGGAGTTGGATGCTCCTCCGCCTGCGCCCCCGCCTGTGCTGATCAGCCCAGCAGTCGTCCTGGAGTCTACCAGCCGCACCTCGCGGACGCCGATGGTCGCCTCGATGAAGTTGTCCATCGTCATGGTCAGGCGCATCGTTGTGATGAGGCAGTCCGACAGGCCGGGTCGTTTTGGCACAGCGACAGTCCACAGCGTTGTGCTCGCGCTCAAGATCCAGTCCCGAAACGCATCGTACTTGGCGCGGTTGGCATTGCCGGTCACACCCTTGCGCTTGAGGTCGATGCCGGTCACGATGCCGGTGAACATCATCTCGGACGGCAGTCGCTGGGTGTGATCGCTGATCTCCGCCCCGCGCTCGACCGGATGACTGGTCACAGACCAGTTGTAGTTGAGGTCCACGCTCTTGGCGAGGTCGAGCTCAAGCACCTCGTTGGTGTCCTGACGGATCAGCGTCACATACCTATAGGATGCTGTTGATGTTGGAGTTCCAATCTCAACAGTTGGGTTGATGACGTTGACATCGATGATCTCAATGTTGATAGCCATCAGCGTGTCCCCTGTGAGGCGGCATCGTTGGCCCCGCGAACCTCGGCATCGAGGACATTCCTCACGACGGTCTCAGCTTCCGCCGCGCTCAGCCCGTTGGCGTTGATGGTGACGTTGGTCAGCACCCTGTTCTGACCGGGCAGGCCATACAACTCGTCAAGAGTAACGCTTGAACCGCCGATGTTTACCTGCTGGCCTCTTCGACCTCCGCGGAAGACGCTCGAGATGTTCTCATCGATCATGAGTTGGATCGAGTTGAGCACATCCGAAAAGCCGAACTGACCGCTCTCAAGTGCTGTTGTGGCCTTCTGGAACCCGCGTCGAGCGGACTTTCCGCGCTGGGCTTGGTCCTCTGCGACTACACCGGGAAGGTCCGAGAGGTTTCCGCCAACGAGCAGTAGCCCGATGTTGGAGTCGATCCATGACATCGCCTCGCTGATCTTCTTGAGCAGCGGGAACTTGTCGTAGATCTTGTCGATAGCTTCAACGAAGCTATCCCCAAACGCCGCGGCGAACTTGGCAGCGTCACCGAGCATCCCTTTGGTCTCAGAGAGCGCGTTGCGGAACTCCGAGCCGAAGCCAAGGGCATCGGCAAGGTCAGCAAACACGGATGGGCCACCCTCCGCTGCGTACATCAGGTCTTCAATCGCCGCGACGAACAAGAGGAGAACGCCAGCGGGAGCAACAAGGGGGGCGAGCTTGAGCGCCAGCCCACCCTCTCCGGTGCCAACTGCGAGCGAGAGCATCTTGATCGCGATCTGAGCGGCCCGCGCCGAAGCGAGCAGCCCGCCTATCGCGACGACCGTGCCGCCGATGGGGCCGGTAAGCGCGGCGAATGCATGCTTGAGCGAGTCAGCCGCCTTGTCTAGCTTGAGCGCGACCCACTCCTTGTTGGCCTGCACCCACTCTAGGATGTCATGCGTGAGCAGCCTCAGGGTCGGCATAAGCGCGATGCCGAACCGCATGCGAAGCGCGTCTGAGGCGTAGCGCAGGCGGCGAAGGTCGCCCTCCAGCTCCACCGCGCTCTTCGCTGCCTCGTCGGTGATGACCCCGCCGAAGATGCGGGCCTCCTCGCGCATGCGCTTGATGCCCTCGCTGCCCTGCACAAGCAGGGGGAGCAGCTTGCGACCTACGTCGTCACCGAAGATGCGCGAGGCCGCGGCGGCTCGCTCAGCGGCGCTCCCAAGGCTCTGGATGCCGTCCGCGACCACCTCGAGGATCTCGTCGGGGTTCTTGCCCTTGAGTGCGCTGATCTCGACGCCTGCCGCCTTGAACGTCTTGACCCACTCCTTGTTGCCGGTCGCAGCCTCGAGGGCGTAGTCGGACACCGTCTGAAGCGCGTCCGATACGTCGTTGGTGTCGGCACCGAGCGCGATGAACACCGCAGACAGCTCACGCGCACCCTGGACGCCGACGCCGAGACCCTCGCCAAGTCGAGCGTACTGGGTGATCTCCGCCGCGGTGGTTGCAGCCAAGCCAGCCAGCGCAGCAGCGGCAGCGAACGCCGCCTCAGACAGGCCAGCGACCGTGATCGTCGCCCTATCGTAGGCTTCGATGTCGCCCTGGAACACCAGCTCGGTGACGAGGCGCTCGACGGTGACGCTACTCATGTCTTCCTCCCCTTCTCCGCCTCTCGCTTGGCTTTGCGGAGGAGCGCCACATGTATCAGAGCAGTCGAGACCTCATCGAGGGACATGGTCTTGGCTTCGACGTAGCCTACCTGGAGCTCTGGAGTCATGCTGATCACCCACATCGGCCAGGAGCTACCCCAGCCGCACTCGGTCAGGATGCGCTCTGCTTCTCGATCTCCTGAGTCTCCGCCGCGAGAGCCTTGCGCGAGATAATCAGCTGCATCCATGAATCGAAAAAACCCTCGGCCTTCGCCCGCTCCTTCGCAGCCAAGATGAGCTCTGACATGTTCTTGCCGCGGTAGATGAGCTCAGCGTCACCGGGCGTCAGCGGGACGCCGTCGCGGAACGCATGACGACCTGGAACGCCCCACAGCAGGCGCGGCATCCAGCTCATGTCAGGCGTGACCTGACCGAGCGTGAGCGTGGCGTTCTGGAACGAGTGGTAGGCGCTCACCAGCGGGAGTGCCTCCATGACGCCAAGCGGGGTTGCCGTGTAGGTGTGCTCGACGCCCTCGGCGTCGGTGGCGGTCCAGGTGATCATGGGTCAGATCCCAGGCGGAAGGATGGCGGGGCTCGGCGGGTTGATGGTGATGACCTCGACGTTGAACGTCCAGGTGACCACGGTGGGCTGCTCGGAGCTCTTGCCCGCCGGGATCTCGTTGAACGAGCAGCCGGTGCCGATCCAGGTCTCGCCCGTGTCGCCGCGGATCCAGGAGATCACGAAGCGCGGATCCAGACCGGCCAGGGCGAGGGCTTCCTTCTGGATCTTGAGCGCAGACAGGAACGAGTAGGTCAGGTCCGTGCTCTTGCAGGTGATCGAGAAGCCGCAGTCCAATGCCGTGATCTTGTAGGTGACCGCACCGCCGAAGCCGCGCACCCGATTGAACTGGGGCGGAACGTCGGTCCACTCGTAGGGGTCGAGCTCGGTCGGGAACGGGACAGGCACACCGTCGATGGTGACGGCGTGCTGAAGGAGATTCTGAATGGCGCTCATGCGGCACGCTCCACATAGGTGACGGTGACGACCTGGGTGGTGCCGTCAAGCAGACCGACCCGCGCCGTCGCGGTGATGATGCCCCCCGACCGGGAGGTGCTGATCTCGTAGCCCTGGGGCAGGGTGTCGTTGGGCGTGAAGTAGCCAACGGCCAAGCCGGTGTTGATGGCAGGCTGGAGGCACCCGCGCAGAGCGGCCTCGCCCGCGACGTTGTACGGCCACACCTTGTTCTGCGAGGCGAAGGTGGCGTACTGGTTCGCGATGGCCGAGCGCCACCGGTAGGTCAGGAACATGACGGCGAAGCGGGTGTACAGGTACTCGTCCGACATCGCCTTGACGCCGCCCGCGGGCGGGTAGAGCAGCGTGCCACCGGCCTCAAGAGGCACCAGCGGGTTGGCATGGTTGGCGATGGCGTTGGCGCGCTGGGTCTCGGTCAGGCTGTACGTCGCCACGCTCGCGAGAGGCGCGGTGAAGTCGGGGCGCGTCGAGTCGGCAGGCGTGCCCGCGGCACGCGAGAGGATCGCCACATGCGGATACTGACCGGCGGTCGGGTGGATGACCACGCCGAGCGAGGCGGAGGTCGTCGGGAACCCGGCGGGAGGGGTGCCGGTGCCCCAGGCGGCATCGTCGTCGGTGACGATGGCGATCATCGGGTTGGCGTCGGTGTAGCTGGCGACAGAGGTCGCCTGCGCGCCGGTGGTCGAGTCGGGAGCGACCAAGCCGAACTGGAGGCCCGCGGTGCTGATCGCGGTGAGCGCCGCGGCGAAGGTCTCGCTGGCACCAGAGTCGCGGCGACCGATGGCAAGCTGCGAGGGGGCGGGCGACTGCGCGAACGCGATGGTGGCCATAGCGAGCGCGACGGCGCTCACCTCGCCCGCAAGGTTGTCCGTGATGACCGAGTCGAGGCTGGAGTAGAGCCGGTAGCGGTCGCCGTCCAACGTCGAGTCGGAGCTCAGGAGCAGCAGGGTGGACAGCGCGTTG